AATGTTTGCGTTAGGAAACATTTTTGCGAGGTCTGAAAGAGGGAATGATTGGACATATTTGTCTAGGTCGATGTCCACACCTAATATAGGTTTAATTAACATTTTATTTTCCTCTGTCTTAAAGACAATTTATTATATGGATAGGTAGACTCACAGTCTTTTAATCCATACTACTATTATATATGCGTTTTATATATCTGACAAGGGGGTTTTTAAGATTTGTTGTAAGTATCTTTTATTTTCTTACCATTTCTCTGACCAAGGTATTCTTCAATCATAGTTTTCATGGTGTTTACTTGGGTTTCTAAATGAATGATAAAACCAAATATGATTCCTATCATAGCTATATAAAAGATATCCATTAAAGAAATTATCATGATACTTTATCTATTTGTTCTTGAGTGACAACTCCCTGTTCGATTAGTAATACTCTATGTTTTAAATGTTGTTCTTGAATCTCTTCTTTATTACCACCACCATAATCTACTGCATGGTGGTCGTCAATCATTTTTTGATTGATAGATTCTCCGTTTACATATAGTTCACCTAGTATTCTACCGAACTTACCTTTGTCATGTGATACAAGTGATACTTGTCCTTCACATAATAATTCTTTTAAATGTTTCTTCGAAGCTTTACCAAATAACTTTTCTACTAAATCTCTAGTACGGCTCTCGGGCGTGTCGATACCCATGAGTCTTACTCTTTGTTTTTTATAAGTCATTCCAAAGCCTAAATCGATATCAACATCTACAGTGTCGCCATCAACAACCTTTGTTATTTTTACATTGTACTCGTACATTATTGTTGATTATGTTTCCTATGTTCAGACTTTTCTTCCCAGTGTTCGATTGCTTTCTTGATACAATCTTCTGCAAGAACTGAACAGTGTAATTTGATTGGTGGTAATTCTAATACTTCTGCAATATCTTTATCCTTTATCTCTTTTGCCTCACTGATAGTTTTACCTATCAACATATCAACAAATAAACTAGAGGAAGCTATTGCACTACCACAACCATAAGTTTTGAATTTAACATCTTCGATTCTTTCGTCAATGTCTAATTTTAAATCTAACTTCATGACATCACCACAAGCAGGAGCTCCAGTCATACCAGTTGCAACATTCGGGTCTTTAGGGTCGAACCTTCCGACAGAATGTTTTTGTGGATTATTTAAGACTGACTCAAATCTTTCAACTACTTGTTTTGAATATGCCATACAACTATTTATCCAAAGAAAGAGTCTAAACTTGCAACTGGTTCTACATTCCAACCAATTAAACTGATAACAACCTTCAACGGGTCAACGAAAGCTTTGTCGAACTGCATATCATAATCAATGAATCTGTGTAAGTCCAACTCTCTTGGTAATACATTTGTAAATGATATGACATTCTCATTGATAGGATTAGGTGTTGTAAGATAACTGAAATGTATCTTCTCACCATTCTTAATCATTTCATATCGTCTGTCGATATTCTTCTTCTTGAGGTGGTGATTGTATAACAAAGAACCACGGACATGAATCGGTGTTCCTTTGGAATAGATATTTGTAGGACAAGTATATTGTACTAGACCTTTACAACCTCTAGGGAATGCAACCTCTTCGGGAGGAAGATTACGAAACTCTTTTCGTGCATTCTCTACAAACTCCCATAAGTCTTCTTCCGTTCCACCCATGACAACTTTGAATGCGTCTGTTAGTCTTGACCTTACCCATTGTGGTGTAGAAGACTTTGCAGTCTCAATACCCATCATCTTTAGTTTCGGTTGTGCAAGCCTTACACCTTCATTGTCATGAACATTTAGAATGTATCTTTTCTTTGCAGTCCAAATACCTCTGTCTGCAATTACCTCTCTCCCCATTTCCATTTTCTGTTGGAATGCATTTGTATATTCTGCAAGGTCGTCAAATCCGTCTGCAAGAACTTTCTCAAACATACCTTCGGACTTGTTCAAGAAATCAATAATCTTACCCTTGTCTGTTTCTTCGGGCATAACTTTCTTAACCAGTTTGTCCATAGTGATATACACTGAATCAGTATCCATTGCAATCACAAAGTCTTCGTCCTCAGTTCCAAGAGTCTTGTTCATGAACTCATTGATAGTTCTTTCTGACCACTGGATAATCAACTGACCACTTGTAGTGATTGCCTCTGCAAGGTCAATAGAAAAGAATGCAAAGTATTGATTTGCAAGAGCTCCGTATGCAGAGTTCAGTGCAATCTTTCTGACCTGTTGATTGTTGTATGCACGCTTGATTAGAGTATCAAGTTGTCTTCGCCGTTTTGCATCTTTGCACGACTCTCGTTCAACTTGATACTCAATCATTTTCTTTTTCCACATTCTTCTCTCGTCATAGAACTTTTCCATGAGTTCGGGAAGGAAACCTTGACGGTCTCTAGTGAACTTTGTTCCGTTAGGACATACAGTATTGTTCTGTTGTTTTAGATATGATAGGTCACACTGTTTGTTTAGTAATCTATCAATCGATACATCTTCTTTGTATCCCTTCACCATTTTCTCGGGACTGATATTATACTGCATAATGATATGTGGATACAGTGAGTTCAAGTCAAAAGACACAACCCAGTTATGTCCACCCACCAGTGGTTCCTTGACATATGCACCTATGATAGGTTTGTTCTTATCATTACCTGTCTTGAGTCTTTGTGGTGGTGTTTGTATGTTCTGTTCTTTGAGGAAGTTGTATATGATAGTTTCCCAATACTTTACCATGCCAAATGTATCATTGTAATTACATTTTGCATTGTATGACATGGTTTGAACCAGTTCTATCAATCCAAGTTTTTCTTCTAGTTGTTCAACCAATACAGCGTCTTGAACATTATACTCAAGGAACTTTGCATAGTCTTGTCGGTAAAGGGTGTGTAGATTTCCATACTCTGAGTAGTCGAGTTTCCCTTTACCGAGTTCGACATTTGCAATATGGTCTAGTCTGTATGATTCTTGATTTACGAATGTATGTTTACGATACAGTTCTAGATAGTCAAGAACATTGATACCATACAGATTGTATACCATGTTCTTTTGATATCCTTGAGCCACAAACTCACGAACATCTGATTGATTCCATGGTGATAGTTTTTTGTGTTCGTCCTCTCCAAGTATCTTGTCGATACGATTACAGAGATATGTGATATCGAATGAGTTTACATTCCAACCTGTAATGATATCAAAAGATTCTTTTCTCCAGTATTTGATAAACTCTATGAGAAGTGCAGCCTCATTCTTACAGTTGTGATAGATTACATCTGTTCTGTCATGTTCCCATGGCCCGATACCAAACACTACACATTCTTTTCCAAAAGGTTTGATAGAGATTGCATTGACTTTCTCGCCTGCAATCATAGGGTCGGGGAATCCGTCTTCACACTCACACTCAATATCGAGTGAAGCAGTCTTGATTAGTTTTTGATTGAACTCTATATCACCTTGGAACTTGTCTGCAATATAGGTGTAGATATATCTGTCGTATCCATGGATTTCGAATCCGTCAACACCAGCATATCTCTCTCTGAATTTTCTTGCACCACCCATGGAGTTGAGGTTGACTACCTCAAGGTGTCTTCCGTCTAATGCACGATAAGCTGTCTCACCTTTTTTGGACGGAATGTAATGATTAGGACGATAAGAAACAGCCATCTTGACTTGTTTCTTACCTTGATATCCTTTGACTAGAATTTTGTCACGAGTACGACATACATTTGTATAGAAATCCATAATATAATTATACTAGAGGGATACTATTCTGTCAATGTAGTTCTGTCTGTATAATCGGAAAAATGTTTACTGACTACATCTTTTATGTCTTCATAATGTGCAATCTGTTCCATTTCTTTTTGAATGGTTTCCACATGGTCACCATGTTCTGCAACACCAGCTGAGTTCTTGCAATGAACAAGAATGTTCACTTTGTGTTTTTCTATCTGACCGTCTGCATGTTTTACAACAGCTTTCAGTAAATCACTTGTCATATCTTTCATGCCAACTCCAAAATCTGTTCTTGTAAGAACTTACTCCTTCTACCAACTTGACCATACCATCTAGAATCTTCCATTTGTCTAGCCATTTCATTCCAGTCTGAAACTGAACATGCATATAACATATTTCTAAATTTACCTAAACGATTTGCACCTAGATTGAAACACATATCAACTAATGTATGTTGTGCATTTTCGGGTAAACTATCAAAGTCGATATTATTATTTTCACAAACATGTAATGTTTCTTCAACATGTTTATCAAAATCATTATCATAGTATAAATCTACTACTTCTTGACTTACTGGTGTACCAGCTGGTTGACCGTATTCGGGGTCACCTTTTTGAATTAGGTGTCCTACACCTAATGTTAGATATCCTAAAGAATCTTCATAGATTTCTAAGACCTCGCCTTCGTGGTCTTTAATCTGAGCTTTCAGTATTTCCTTGTTCATTCTTATCCCTCTCTAATTGTTCTTCTATGAGTTCAACTAATATATCACCCATGAGTGTATTTAATGTATCATTATTTAGTAGTTCGTCCATGTCGCCACCCTCAGGCAATCTACGAATTGTTCTTTGAAAATTTAAATGTGGTTTACCTTCCAAGAATTGTACACCACCATATTGGTAAACTAATCCTGTAAATTCACCGTCAATAATTTCTATTGCAGCGTCTTTTTCATGTGGATTTTCTACAACTTGGTAGACATTTCCGAATAGTTTAGAGGAACTCATCTAATGAACCGTGTTTATCTCTGTGGTGGTGACCGATAGGATTCTCTGTTTTACCTCTTACACCTTTAGTTGCAACATCACTTCCACAATATGCAACACATGTATGTCTAACACCTTCACCTTTAATCTGTGTCACACCATGTAATTCATTTGAATCTGCAATAATAACATCACCGTCATCTGCATCGATACCAATTCCATATCTAGGGAATGAAAGATATGCACCTTCATAGTCTCCACAACGGAACACGCACATAGTTGTCATTCCAAAATCTAAATCGTCACCGTCAACATGTGCAGACATTTTTCCAGCACCTTCAACATATGAATATTTGTTTGCAGATATAGAAGTAAACGGAGCTCCGTTCAACCAGTATTGTTCTTCAACACTTGTATCACAAAAGTCTCTTTGTTTTTTCCAAACTTCGGGTGCGCCTTTCTTTAATGCAATCTCATTTAGAGTTGCGATTCTTTGCATACTTTCCCACTTCTCTTGATTTCTTTTTAGTTTTGACCAACCACTCAGACCAATCATTCCTGTAAATCTACCTCTCTTGTATCCCATGAAAATAGAATGTATAGGATTGGCCTCTGCAATCCTGTTGAATGTACCGTCTTTCTTTAGTGGATAGTATGAGTTTGCAGTTCTTAGTTTATAATGAACTCCTTCAATCATACCCTTCTTTGCCATTTCTTCTTTATCGATAGGGCCAGCTGCATTTGCACGAAGAGTAGAAACATCTTCGATAGACTGAACTGTTTCTCTTAACTCTTCTAGGACTTCACCTTTGTAAACTCCTTTTACAATACATGCAAGTAGAGGTGGTTCCTCACCCAGTGTTGATACTGGTTTATAAATCTTTGTCAACTCATGGTCTGTTCCCACGGTTGATACTAAGTCTGTGATTTCACTTCCGTCTAACCACTGACCATTATATTTTTCCATAGTCTCTTTGAAACCATGGTCTACGGTTGGTGTATGTGTTCTAACTGACATTATACTTCTCCAATATGTTAGTAAAGACACTATCTACTAATGCCTTGAGACAAAGTGGTGCAACCATTAAACCAATTCTTGCACCTTTGTCGTTATAATCTCCCGTACTCCTATAGTCATCGGGAAGAGTCATAATCCTTTGTAATTCCTTTGGAGTATATATTCTTTCTCCACTCGGATGAAAGTGATTACCACCCATGAACTTTGGTTGACACCCTTGTTCAGTCAATGAATGTGCAGCTTGATTCCAAGGTACAATTCTTGACATATAATAAGAGTGTTTCTCGTCTTCGGGTTTTATAATCCCGTTTGCAATTTGTGTTCTAAACCAAGGGCCGACTATATCGTCACCTATACTAATAACTCTGTCTCTATCGTTTATCCCTCTCATTCCTAAACATGGGCCTGAGTTTGGAAAGTCGGGGTGTGTATCAAAACCAAATACCCAATGTGCTTTTGAAGATTCTCTCATAGCTTCTTCTAGGTATTTAGCATCTGCTTGATTCTGTGGGTCGTCTTCTAAGTCTGCAATTGCATCTCTAACTGTATATTCTTTTTGTGATTCTTCGGGGAAGACACTTCCTAAAACCATCCATGGCATTCCGATATCTTCTAGAACATCATTACGAACTGCAAGTATAAATGTTCTTTCTCTTTTCTGTGGTACACCATGTCTTGCACCATTCATGACTTTGTATACTGCAGAATAACCTTCTGCTTCAAAGTCTGATATCATTTTGTTTAAGTGGTCTCTTGCATAATCCATTGTAAGACCTTTTACATTTTCACATATAACAACTTTGGGTTTTAGTTCTCCAGTAATACGAATCACTTCCCATGTAAGGTCTTCAATGTTTTCTTGTTTCATACCATATGCAATCTTCTCTTTGTTCCAACCTTCTCTTTTAGTTCCAGCCATAGAGAATGGTGGACAAGGTGGACTTGCATCTAGTATATCAATCTCTCCAACACCTAGACCAGTCAGTTCCATAATACCTTTTCCAGTGACCTGTTTGATATCTTTACATTCGTGAGTAGTGTTAGGGAAATTCTGTAGGTAAGTATCTACATGAAGTTGTTGAAATTCATTCATGTATTTGCAGTCACCACCAACAAGTTTGTATGCACATGATGACCCACCACCACCAGCAAAGAAAGTTATGTAATTAAACTTCTTTTGTGATGCACCTTCTTCAAGGTCTTTAAGTGTATATCTGAAATATTCGTTCATAAAAAAATCCTACTAAACATATTATATTATATTTAGCAGGATTTAACAAGTGGGTTTTTATCCTACGAACTCGTCACCTTCGTCCCATGCACAACCTGTTAGTCCACCAGCTTGTAAACCTTGTAAAGTTCTTAGAACTTCATTATGATTTCTTCCAGTGTCTAATGCATTGATTGATGCATGTTGGATAGTTCTATCTTTATCAAAGATAAATGTTGCACGATAACAAACACCTTCTTCGTTATTGACGATACCTAATGTATGTGATAATCCTAGTCCACAATCAGCTGCAAGTGTATGTCTGATATTACCTATCAACTCATTATCTTGTTTCCATGCTAATTTACAGAACTCGTTATCTCCACTGATTCCAATAACATTTGCATAGTCGACTAAATTATCGAAACCAGCAATCTCTGTTGGACATATAAAGGTAAAGTCTTTTGGATAAAAGTAAACTACTGACCAGTCATGTTTTAATGGTTGATAGTTTTCTTCTACTTCAACTCTCACAAATTCATTATTTTCATTGATTCCCTGTAGTGAGAAGGCAGGGAATTTGTCACCGACTGATAACATAATTTCTCCTCTTATATAAGATTAGACCCTCAGTATAACACCAAAGGTCTAATCTGTAAATAGGGTTTTAAGAAATCTTGATAGTGACTGGTTTATCCTCTTCGGGGATAATCCTTTCTAAACTAACTTTCAAGATACCGTCTTTTAGACTTGCACCACTGATTTCTACATCATCTGCAAGTGTAAAACTTCTCTTGAATCCTCTAGAAGCTAACCCTTTATGGACAAAGTCCTTGGATTCGTCTTCTATTTTACCTTCAATAACAAGGACATTCTTCTCTTTAGTGATAGAAACATCTTTCTTACTGAACCCAGCAACTGCAAGTTCAACGGTGAAATGTTCATCGTCTTCCTTTACAACATTGTAAGGTGGGTAATTAGTTTGTGAAATATTTGACATTCTTTCGAGGTCTTCGAAATATCTATCAAATCCTATTGCGAACGGTCTGAATTGACCAAATATATCTAAATGTGTCATTTGCTTTTCCTCCTATAATTTAGCAAGGTTAACATTGTGTAATCCTCTATTGAGCAATTACAATAGTATTTATATATTATATGGGGTCAAAGTGCAAAATGTCAAGGGTATTTTTGACAATTATTTTTTGCACGATTTCTAACTGTATTGTTGTTTGTAATAACCATGACCATCATGGTATTCACTTGTCTCATAGTTTTTCGTGTAAGTCTTTCGTTTTTTATATCTGCTTCGATAGCTGGTATGAGAACTAAAGTTTTTACTGCAAACATTTTTGGAACTGACGGTGATTCTCCCATTATAGGATTTAGTTCTCTGACACAATTATATTGAAGACTTTTATAAGTAGTCCATATATCTAATAATTGAAGAGTTGCAAAGGTATAGAGTTGTGGAGTTGTGTATGAATCAACAAGTGTATATCGTGACTTTCTCTGACTTTCCTTTAACATGGATTCTATCGACTTCTGTGAATGTTCCATTCGGACAGCATTGATAAGTTCTTTCCGATAACAACAAGTCCACCCCATCATAATTTCTTGTTTGGCCCTCGAGTCTAGCACCGAGGTTGACGGCATCTCCGATAACGGAATAGTCAAATCTAATTTCTGAGCCCATGTTTCCAACAATACATTCTCCTGTGCTGATACCAATGCCGACATTGATAGGAGGAAGATTGAGAGGAGCAAGCTCTTTATTAAGTTTCTTGGTTGCATCTAACACCTCCAGTGCAGATTTTACAGCGAGTTCAGCATGGTTTTCACAGTCCAAGGGAGCATTCCAAAAACTCATGATACAGTCGCCCATGTATTTGTCAATAGTTCCTGAATTATTTATAATGATTTTGGTTTGCATATCTAAGAACTTGTTTATGAGTTCAACTAATCCTTCGGGGTCGTCATTATTTTTATAGTGTTCACTTATGGGAGTGAACCCACATATGTCCATGAACATGAAGGTCATTTCCTTTCTTTCTCCACCAAGTCTTAACTTTTCGGGATTCTTTGCAAGCTCGTCAACCATGTCGGGAGATAAATACTTTTGAAACTGCTTCTTAATTTGTTCTTTGAGTTGATAGGTTTTATAATATTTGTTGAAGGAAGCATGTCCGAAAACTATTATGGAGGCAATCGATGAGTAGAAAGTATCGAAAAGAACGAGAGATGAAGACCACCAATAGAGAGACCCACCCACCTGAAATCCTACGAAGACTAGACTCCCTATCCCCGCAAAGGTTGTGGGAAGTTTGTAAACCATTACCAATATTCCTAGAAGGACTAACAGAAGAAGAGCGTGAGACAAGAATTCAAGATAGTAGGATTGTTGTATTCGAACTTCTTGCAAGACGGTTTGGAGGATTGATGCTTGAACTTGAGAAGGATACATTACACCCACTGGGGTTGAAACTGGATTATTGAGTCCCTCTGCAGTAAGACCCCAAATAAGTATTTTATTTTCAAGGTCTGACTCAGATAAATCAGCTGCAGATATTCTTTCAAAATCATACCAGTATCCGATTTGAACATCTGCAGTTGGTGTTGTTTCTATGGGAGCTTGTCTTCCCATACGAATCCACTCAATCCCAACTTCTTCCGTGACTCTTGTTTGATAATTTTTATGGTCACCAAATGCACGAAGAACTTCTAGAGCTACAGAAGGATACACAACATCATTTGCAGATACTATCAGGGGTGCTGACCTGATAGTCCCGTCAAAGTTTGGTGTACCTGCTACACTTGGTGTTGCAACTGTGACTCCTGAACCGTATGCATTCGTTTTCAGGATATCCTGAGGCGAAGCAATACCGTCAAAGCTCCATATATGTTCTTTGATATCTCCACCCCCGAATACAGATGTCCTGACATAGGGTGCAGAACCCGTATCTAACTGCGTGGTTGGAGCTGCAGATAGTATCGATAATCGATTTACTAATCCCTCTGCAAATTTATTATCCTGACCAAATCTATCAGGTTCTTTAAATAATTGAGTAAATACATGAGTGTTGGTATAAGAAGATTCCAACATGATATCTGCATAGATTCCTCTAGGCCATGGATATTGTCCATACTTTTCTAGAGACCTTTCGTCTATATCAACAAGGACTATATCCTCTACTTGTTCTATTTCTTTTTGTTGGTGTAGAAAGTCAAACCATGACCATGTGATATTTTCTATTAAGAAGGGATTCCAAATTTTAAGACCGAATAGCAACCCAATGGTCACTAGGACTGTCTTCCAAGAATACATTACTGAATCCAACAAACGGGATACACGCACCAGTAAGGATTAGCAAATCCTAACAACCATAATATTAAAATCCATAAAGGAATTTGTATCCATGTTTTTCCTTTAGACCACTCTCTGAATTGGATAGCATAAGGAGCCATCTTGTCGAACAACCACTGTTTCATTAATTTCCTTGAGATACATTAACTGTACAACCACCAGCAGTATAACATGTTTGTGTTAATGTGTATGATTGATTTGTTCCGCCCTGTTGTAAAAGGTTTAGTGTTGTTGGTTCTGTTCCTTGAATTCTTATTTGTGCATTGTGATTTGCAGTTCCTTTTTGTGTCATGTCTGTTATAGAACCGTCTGTAGTTCCATAGAAGTATGCATGACTATAATGACTTCCTGTTCCTTCTTGCCACGATTCGTGTTCTACATCGTCTGCATGAATATCAATGTAATGTGTATGGTCTCCGTGTTGATATATGTCGACTGTATTATTGTCTCCCCATATGTGTCTACCATACTCTGCACCATCGAATTGTATTACTGTTTCTGTATTATCAGAGCCGTCAACATCACCACCCCAACTCTTTCCTGAACCCCAATATGGAACCCATGATATTTTATTACCACTTCCATTTTGTGTAAGGTTGAATGTGTTTCCTTGGTGTGCGAATGAAAACTCAACAGTATTACCAAAACCTAATTGATTGATTGTAAGAGATACATCATCTGCACTCCCAACTTGTTCTACATGGATATGATTATCATCAGTTGGGCCTGCAAGAACCATAGGGACTGATAATGTCCCTATAGTGATTAGTCCAACTATAATAATTAATCTTTTTAAAATATCCACCATAATAGTAATCCTAAGATTAGACCTTTTGCATATGCAATCCACATTGCGTGGTATTCGGTAATCTCTAATCTCTCTATCCACTTATAACTCAAATCTTCATGCCATTGCAAAACTTTTCGTAATAAGTCCATAAGTTTTCTCCTTTAAATAAGTATTTAGTTATTTTGGTTGATTATGATTTGAATTGCTGGGTCTCCATTACCAAATTCTATGATACCTTCATACCCGTCTGTTCTTAAATCTAGATATCCTGAATTACCATTTGCAATGATAATTTCAATAATACCATTAACTTCTCTATAAAATACTAACCTACCGTCTTCCTCAAATATGTTAAACTGTGAGTCTTTATTGAATCCAAAAACTGCACCGTCTAATCTTATTCCTCCAGTCACTTCCTGTCTGTCTGTAAATTTTGCAGTAGTCTTTGTTAATTCTTCTACCACATCTAAAACATCTGTAAGGAAGTCAACATCTAAGTAATCTATATCTAGTCTGCTACCACGAGCGTCATAATCAGGGTCTTCTGCATAGTCGTCATAGTCTTTTTCTAATTCGTTAAATTCCAAAAAGTCTACATCTAGTACCCCTTGGTCTTCGTTCATATCTTCCCTTGCCTGTTCTTCTACGGCTTCTGCGACCTCTTGAGGGGGTGATACAATGAACATGTTATCTATCATACTGGTTGTTAAATTTTGTATAACTACTGAACCTGTTGGTGGTGTTTCTATTGTTGACACCATAGTGGCTTGATATGCTTGATTGAGAGTGACACTTCCACCCTCATTTGATACTATTATCTCACCCGAAGGTGTGACTCCGTCCTCATCAGGGAGCAGTATAACGAGTGTTCTTCCGAGCTCATCGATGGTTGTTGTGAAATCTGTGCCGTTGATTGCAATCTGAGCTGTTGGTGTAGAGATATCTATATTTGCTTTCTTTATTTTATTCCCTTTACCTGAAGCAAATCTTGCTGTACCTTGAACCATTCTCAAGGACATTTTTGATAGTGAAGGATTTGGGTCGTAGTATACTTCGTCAATGTATACTTCTGTATGTTCTATAAGGTCTAGTTCTTCTTCGTCTAAGAACTCTATTTTCATTCGACCATTGACGGTCTCTGCAACATCATATAGTTCTATTGCATAACCAGTTTGGTGAGGTGTGGATTCGTTATTACGAACTATTTGTCCAATACCAGTGGACTCGACTATGTCTCCAATGGGGTCAGCAAATGTGACCCCACTGATGAACATTAATAGACTAACTATCGTTAGCTGCGTCT